ACCCGGAATGCCTGGATTCGGACCATCCCAAATATGATTTTTGTATTAAAATGATGAGAAATATGCTGGGAGACGTCGGTGTGGAACAGGTGCGGCTGGATAATAAGGTAATAAAGAATTTATCCAAGCATATTTTTGTGGATAAAGGAGTGAACTGAATATTATCATTTTTTTTAAAAAAAGAAATGGGGTCCTGACAAAAAAAAGGACAAAAATAAATGTCCAATTTTTTGTCCAAGAATGGAAAATCATTTTTTAGAAAAACGCAAAAAGTGGTTTTACAGCTTAATGCAGTGAAAATGGATTTTTCATGAAATATTTGGCTGCATGATTTTTTATATATTTCCCCAACCAAAGGATTTAGGGGATTTTTCTGTTATCATTATATATGATAAAAATGGTAAAAAAATCCCCAAAAAAAATCCCCAAAATTTATGAATGTACATTTTGTAACTATCATACGAGCAATAAAAAAGATTATAATAAACATTTAACTACTGCAAAACATGAAAAGATAAAAAATGGTAAAAAATCCCCAGAAAAAATCCCCAAAATCCCCAAAAACATATACGAACACAATTGTGCAGTGTGTAAACGAACATTTAAATACCAATCAGGTTTATCTAGGCATAGTAAAACATGTAGTATACAATTCGATGAAAATGTACTAAAAGAAGGTACTTTGGTTACTGATGTAAATGTATTTGTAGATATATTGAAACAAAATCAGGATTTTAAGCAGTTATTGATTGAACAGCAGAGCGAAAACAAAATGTTCAAAGAACTGATTATAGAACAGCAAAACGAAAACCAAAAGCTACAAAGTCAGTTGATTGACGCAGTGAAAGATAATGGAAATACTGTCAACAATATAACTACCAATAATAATCAAAAGTTCAACCTCAATTTCTTTTTGAATACTACCTGTAAAGATGCTATGAATATGAGCGAATTTATTGAAAACATCGAGGTGAATTTCAAAGATATTGAGAACATTGGAAAAAATGGGTATGTGTCAGGTATGACAGATATGATATTATCTCGCATCAAAGAACTAGATGTTACCAAACGACCTATGCATTGTACTGATTTAAAACGAGAAACAATGTATATCAAAGATAACAATGAATGGACAAAAGATACTCCGGAAAACACTAAATTGCACCAAATGATAGATTATGTTGCTAAACAAAATTATGCTAAAATGCCATTATGGCGTCAAAGAAATCCTGAATGCTTAGACTCAGACCATCCAAAATATGATTTTTGTATCAAAATGATGACAAATATGTTAGGAGATGTAGGTGCGGAGCAAAAACGTCTCGACAATAAGGTAATAAAGAATTTATCCCGACATATTTTAGTAGAAAAAACTTGAAAAACAATAACAATATTTGCGATTGTTATTGAAAAAATAATTATGCTGCATGACTATGCATGTAAACAGTCTTAGTTGGGTTCAAACACATTTGTTCGGTAGGAAATACTTGTCCAGACATGCATTTGTTAGCATCATCAACTTTTACACAGCCACGTTTACCTTCGTATTCACCAACTAAACACCAATTTGCTTTATCAGAAGTAATCGGTGATTGTATAGGTCCAGTACTACTATCTGCATCAGGTTCTTTGTGTTTGAACATTGCATTATCAGATTTACTTTTTTGTTCTAATGCCTGGTCCAATTGAGAGCGTGCACCAGCATCAACATTAGGAGAACTAATATTTTTAAGTAAATCGGCAACAGATTGAACTGCACCACCAGCAATATCTATACCAGATTTGGCAACAGTAGTAGCAACATCTTCAGTCTTATCCAAAACAGTGCCTGTTGTATATCCAAATACAGAAAGAATTTGGGTTACCAAAGGACCAAATATATTGATAACTACCTGAATCCAATTGCCAAAAATCATCAATAGATTTATTCCTAAAAAGGATAAAATTAACAAACCAGTTAATATAAGAATCATCAGGTTTTTACCACTAAATAGATTACTAGAAGTTATATTATCATCGTTTTGTTTTGATATAGGAGTCTGTGTATTTTCAAATGAACGATTCATTGTTTCAATATATACAATAGGCTTATTTTTTTTGTAGCGCGCTATTTATTTATTTGTTAAATAATTTAGACATTCGTTTATTAATATGTAATATAGTATCTACGTATTCTAATGAAATTGTTTAACATGTTAGAATCCGTTTTCTTTGTCACTTTAGGAATCAGTTGCGTCTTACTCATGTTACTGATATATCACTTCAAGCAACGACTTACTAAGTTGGAGCAAAGTAGTGAAACCATGTTTGAATTATTGAATAATATTGTAAGTGAACTGTCGGGTATAAAGCAAACAGTTATTAATGAACAAAATCCAAATGCAGCCGGATATTCAATGATGATGCACCCCACTCATAAAATTCCGGTTACATTGTCAGATAATGAAAGTGAAGAAAATTCATTGCCTGAATTGATAGAAAATATACAAATTACAAAAAACAATGATGAGGGTGATGAATCAGAAGACGAAAGTGAAGAAGAAGATGATTCAGATGACGAAAGTGAAGAAGAAGAAGAAGAAGAAGATGATTCAGATGACGAAAGTGAACATAATGAAACTCATAATGAAAACGAATCAGAGAATAAAAGCATTACAGAAGAGCAATCCGGCGAAGTAAAGGTTGTAACAGTAGATATAGATAACTCAATCAGTAATGATGTTTCATCTGATATTGACAATGTACCAGAAGATTTGACAACAGACTCTTTAGATGAGCCTGAGGTTCAACCTGTAGAAATTGATACAGAAAAAATCGAAGAAGTTCATGTAAATAAGCTAGATATTACAGACGATTTAGAAGAAACTGCTTCTCAACAAACAACAACCTCTAATTCTGTAGATGTATACAAAAAAATGAATGTACCTAGTTTGAAATCTTTAGTTATCGAAAAGGGATTAAGTAGTGACCCAAGCAAAATGAAAAAAAATGAATTGATTGCTTTGTTAGAAACAAATATTTAATTGATTTGAAAAACTATTCTCTTATTATAATATAAATCATATATTATAATGTTTTCCAATGTTTTTTCCAATTCACAAACACTAGATTGTGCATATCCAGTAATTAAAGAAACAGTACCTCAATCTGAAAGAGGATATCACACAAACAATAAATATCCTAACGTACCTCCATTAATGCATGATGGTCGTGCAATTACAGCTGCATGGCAACCACATGCAACAGAAAATGCCAAAATAATAGAAGATAATAACATCAAATCTAACTGGCAATACAGACGTTATTTAACAAAAAATGCGAAGGACGTTATGAAATCCAATTTTTTGGCTTCTTCAAATGATACCGGATACAATTATCGCCCAGTGGATGTACCAAGCATTCAGTCTAATATTGTTAGTCAAAAGAACTCTCCTCATAAATTCAGCTCTTTATTAGACAATGCCCAACCATTTGGTTATGCAAACAGTGATTTGAAGGAAACTTATCTTACACGTGAACAGTTGTACTCTAGAAAGATTTCCCCTGTTATTACTCAGGAAAATTTGATAAAAAAACAGGTAAAACCAAATGATAACAACAACATGAAAAAATAATTTACCAAATAGAAAACATAGATATTTTTATTTATGTTTTCTATACATGAAATTAATCAGTTTTGACGTAGGTATTAAAAATATGGCCTATTGCTATTTATCTTTTGAAAATTCGGAAGTTTCCATTGTTGACTGGGGAGTTCTCAATATGATGAACGAAGAAGTTAATGAAAACAATATATGTGATTGCATCATACCTGCAAAAACAAAAAAACAGCAGGACAAAGTCTGTGGAAAAAAAGCAAAATATACGAAAAATGACCGATTTTATTGTGAAAAACATGCAAAAAGTAGTAAAGAATTTATGATACCTACAAAACAGATGCAATTGTCTTATTTAAAAAAACAAAAGGTAGATGAATTGCTAAAAATCGGTAGAGGGCATTTTTTGTTCATGAACGATAATGAGAAATTAAAAAAAGACGAGTTAGTATCCAGGTTGGACACGTTCTATAGTACCAAATGTTTTCATGTTCTCGGTAATAAAAAAAAGAAATCGGCAGGAGAAACAGATTTGATTGAAATTGGAAAAAATATGAAAAAAAAAATGAATGAACTTCCGCGAATTGATGAAATCACACATGTGTTGATTGAGAACCAAATTTCACCGATTGCAAATCGTATGAAGACCATACAAGGAATGTTGGCACAGTATTTTATTATGATAAATGATAGCACAAATATATCTTTTGTATCGTCTTCTCATAAACTCAAACAATTTTCTGACATTGCATTGAAAAATGTGTTGACTAGTGACCGTAATACCAATGATAATAAGAATACATCGAGAAACAATCCAAATTACAAAGAAAATAAAAAAGATGGAGTCTTTTATTGTTCTCGAATAGTAGAAAAAAATCCGGTATTTCATTCCTGGAAAGAATGTATGAATACAAAGAAGAAGGATGATTTAGCAGATTCTTTTTTGCAAGGGTTATGGTATTTCAAACAACAAAATATAATATATTATGCGGATGATTTAAAAATAAATATTGTATAAATATCATAAGCATGAACGTAATTGATATTGGTGCAACAGATTTAGATGAACCGGTTTCTATTAGCATTAGTGATACCCCAAAAGTAAATTTTGGGGCAGGAATTGAATTATTAATGAATGATAAAAATAAGCCCTCTAATGATGGCGGAAAAGTAGATTTAGGAGATTTGAATGATTTAGAACAAGAACTAAATGATTTGTCTGAAACCGCTACCGCGGCTGCTTCATCTAATAACGGTTCTAAAACCCTATCTGGTATGGCTTCAGATATGTTTGGTTTAGGTGGGTTTACAAAGGCTGAAGAAAGTGAACCTGTAAATTTGAATATAGAAGAACCAGTGAATGATGCAAATCTAGGAAGTGCAACTTTAGGAAGTATGGGTACTACTAAGACATGGGACGGATATTCTAAGATGAATGAGATGCCTAGTGTTGCACCTAAGACAACCATGAACGAACGTGAAAAGCGAAGAAAGAAGAGAGCAATGTTAAAAAAAATGGACGAGTGGTACGAGAAAGGACATGTAAAACAATCAACTGACCTGAATATGGATTCATCTTTCGAGGAAGTAGAAGATGAATATGAAACTATTATGGACGAAAAAAGAAAGAAAGACTCTATTAAGTTGCAGGGATGGTGGTTTATGACATTTGTCAATTCAGTTGAATATGCAAATGCAGCATTCAACCCTTTTGATTTGAATTTAGACGGTTGGGGGGAACAGATAAGTGAGGATATTGACAGTTACGAAGAAATCTTCTCTGAATTACATGATAAATATAAGGGTGGTAAAATGGCACCAGAGTTGTCTTTACTTTTGCGCTTAGGTTTTAGTGCGGCAGTATTGAATTTCTCGAACAAAGCGTTGTCTAGTGCAACCCCTGGGTTTAATGATGTAATCAAGCAAAGTCCTGAGTTGATGCGTATGTTCACTGATGCAACAGTCAATACAATGAGTCAAAACTCGCCAGGTTTCGAGTTTGCAAATAATTTAATGCAGGACCAAATGAATAAGCCTAGAGGTCCTCCACCTCCAGCGCCTGTAGAGACAAAAAATCAACCTCCTCCGACTAGACCTGGAATGACATTTACAGAAGCACCCGGCAATCGACCTGATATAAATGCTAGTCGTGGCACAATGTTTCGCGATGGAGGGGTAGAATTGAATAAAGGTATGGCAAATGTGAATGAGCAACCGAGACCAATGAGTCGTCCTGAAATGAGAGGACCACAAAATAGTGACATTGACGATATTTTATCTGGTCTTAAAACACGTACTGTAGATATTCGCAAAGAACCTCCTGCTGCTAGTATGGGTGGAAACAGCGAAAACAATTCCATGATTTCTGTTAGTTCATTGAAAGACCTGCAAAATACAAACATTCCACACAAATCTAGCCGAAAGCGCAATAAATCAGATAAAAATATTATTAGTCTAGATATTTAGTTGAATATTTTCCTATAAATCGTATATTTTACAGTATTGAAATATACATGTTTACTAATGGAAATAAATTTTTTGACGTTAGGTAATGATTGTTCACCAGCAGCAGCTTTACGAGATTTG